ATGAAGACCCCCATTGTTGCCCATTTATGTAAAGCAAACATTGTTATTGATACGAAACCAATAACGAATGTTATGCCAAATATTATTATCCATTTAAAATCTTTCATAAGTTTGCTCCTTTTGATTCCGATACTTCAATTTCTCTATCTCCTCCATTTTGTTCTTCAATTGGCTCTCCCCAATTTCCTCTCTCATCTGCTAATTTTTTAGCTTGTTCTTCATTTTTAGCAATTAGTTCTTGTTTGTAAGTTACATAAACAGTTTCATTACTTGTAACTATATATTTTGTCATTTTGTTTTTCATATTATTTCGTCCTTTCATATTATCCTTTATAATCCTATAAATAGTTTTATCAAGCATTATTTTAGTCTATTTTAGAAGTTTTTACATAACAAATAAAACAAACAATAATACCTTCATCTGATAAATAAAATTCTTGTTTTTTTATTTTTTTATTACAACATTTACATTTCATTTTTTTTCCTTTCTATTTTTAAACACTACCAGGAGTTGTGTCCAAGAGCTCGGACACAACATCTAGTATCTATTTTACCTCTTCCATTATTTCTGTGTCTATACCTTCACACAAATATTCTAAGGGTTTAAATCTTATACCTTCTTTCAATCTGTAGATTACCTCTTCCCCCTTTTCATTTGTTATTATTTCGTTGTCTTCGTCCATTGCATAGAATTTAATATCCTCTATTGCAAAATGTGTTGGTTTATTTTTTGCCATTTTTCCTCCTTTCTAAAATACAAAATGAGCATATTTTTTAAGTTCTTTGATTTGTAAAGCATTGAAAAAATCTTTCATATTTTCAGCTTTTGTAAAAAAATCAAAGTCTTCTAACATTTTCTTTTTGTGTTTTTCTTGTTCAAAACAATCTCTATACCGATTATAAAAAACTCCATCATCGCCAAGTACATCTGACATATATTGACCCAATAAATAAGTCGTGTCGTTTATACCCCATTTTTGATAAAGTTTTTTAAGTCTTGGATTTTTAATACCCTCTATTAAATCCAATCTATAGTTTTTGTCGTATATGTTTTCTTTATCCATTTTTCCTCCTTTCTTAATTATATCTATAAACACTCATTGACTCTAATACTCCATTAATGTCGTATTTCTGTCCTACAGAAAGATCTTTAATTTCTTTGATATCTTCATCAAAAAAACCATTATCTTCTGAAATGTCTTTTTCTGTTACGTGTTGGATTGATGGTTTTCCATCTTCATTCGACACATAACCACACCAAAAAACAAAACTATATTTTTTCATTTTTTCTCCTTTTTCATTTTTTCTAACTTTTTCAAACCTTCTTCAAATGGTTTAATAAAAGTTTTTGTTTGTTCTCCATCTTCACTATAAATGCCAAAAAGACATTTTGTTTTTTTATCTTTTGGAACATCATATTCAACATCTTCGTCAAATGGATTAATTGATACTGATAATTTATTATTCAAAACATAGTCAACGTGGAAACAACCACCCCCACTATGAGTAACACATAAATTATATTTTTTTACTAATTGAGGAAATCTATTGTTTAGATCTTCAATTAAGCTTTTAAAATGTTCTTCAAATGTCATTTTGTTTCATCCTTTCATTAAGATTGAATAATATATTATCCTATATATTAGTCAATCATTGTTATTTAGTCATCTTCCCTTGAAATTGACCAACCATCTCGTCTTATATCTATTGAGTTAGGAGCAATCATTTTAATAAATGTTAATAAATGCCAAACTGCTAAATCATAAGGCTTTCTCGCAGTTTTACAAAAATTAAATTTTATATCATCCCCCTCATAAAAAGACTCTCTAAAATTTTTTGTTAAAACAAAAGTTTCGTGATCTTCTTCTTTTTTTCTTATACCATTAAAAATTATTTCATCTGTTTTTTTTGTCTGATCTTCTATTAAAACATCTGTAAAATTTTCTTTAATGTAGTCATATTCCTTTTTAATAATATTCCATTGTTTATTATTAAAAGGTTTTTTCTGTGTCCAATAGTTAGTATATCCCATTTTATTTTATCCTTTCATTAAGATTGAATAATATATTATCCTATATATTAGTCAATCATTGTTATTGGTCAAAATTAATATAATTTCTAAACATTATATTTTTAAAATAGTCCTTTTTATCTTGAGAATACATATACATATAATTTTGAGGATCTTTTAATCCTTTGGCCTTTGCATTGTTAAAAGCCTTTATATGATCTCTTGAATACATATGTGAACCATCTTTGAATTTAATTAATGTATTAAACTTTATCATTATTTTATCCTTTCTTTTGTTTCTGATCTCATCAGTTAGGTATTTAACCTAATACACCCTCTATTGAGGGTGTTTCGATCTTTAAATCCATCTTTGTTTAATTGCATAACCATCATTAAATAAGGCATTAGATAATTGGTAAACAACATGAAAACCCATATCCATACCACAACCTTGAACTTTTAATGTGCCATCATCTTTTAAAGCATAACCTAAAATTTTAGATATATAATAGTTCCAATATGATGGACTTTCGTTCTTAATATCTAATACTTTAATGTTTCTACTCATACCACTTTTAGACACATGAGTCGTTATAGTGTAAAGAGTATCACCTTTATTAATAGACTTTTTTAAATACTCTATTGCATCTCTTTTTTCTGTTTCTTTTTTTGTCATTGTTTTATATCCTTTCATAAAAAATAAATCCTATAATCTCTCATATATAAAGTCAACCTTTTGTACTTTAAAAAACAAACTTTTTTTGACCTATTTTATAAGTGTATTTATTCAATTAAAACGAGCATTATTGTAGTTTATATTGGCCTTAATCTATAAAGTTATTAAAAGTTATTATGTTGCAAAATACAACCTCGTTGAAAGGTTAAAAAGTTCCTCGATCCTCCGAGCTCGCAACCTAGAGTTGTATTCCAGGAAGTGTGGTATTTATGCAACAGTATTGGGAGACGAAAAACTAGAGACAAGATACAACTTAAAGTTGTATTCCAGGATTGTTGTATTTATGCAACAGTATTGAAAGACAAGCCACAATTTAGAATAATTCTAAATTAATCCTAGAAATTCCTAGACCCTCGCAACTCCAAAAAAGTTGCGAGGATTTTTTATTAGTTGCTCGTCTCTAATTTCTAAGATCTAGCCACTCGATAGAGGTACCAACACACTTCCAAAATCACAAAAGTTCTTTTTTCTTAATTCTTTTTTTCTAGAAACATGTAACTAATACTAGTCATTATTGTGAGATTTAGACGGTTTATGACCCTAAATTCGTTATTGATTTATAGGAGAATACCTAATAAATTAACAATCGTTGGAAACATTAACCAAAAAATTTTACAAAAAATTTTTTTCAAAATGCAAATTGATTTAGAAAAGATAAAAAAGCTCCCTGCTGACGTAAAAAAAGACTTCATGAAGATGGCTCTCAAGCTTGATGAAAAGAAAAAGATATCTAAAGTAAAAGAGGATTTTCTGTCATTTGCAAAACATATGTGGCCAGAGTTTATAGAGGGAAGACACCATAAAATTATTGGAGATAAGTTTAATAAAATGGCACAAGGCAAAATTAAACGATTGATTGTCAACATGCCACCAAGACATACTAAGTCAGAGTTCGCCAGCTCCTTGCTACCCGCTTGGATGATCGGGCGTAATCCTAAATTAAAAATAATTCAAACTACTCACACCGGTGAACTTGCAATTAGATTCGGGCGTAAAGCTAAAACATTAATGGACACAGAAGATTATAAAAAAGTATTTGAAACAAGGCTGAGAGAAGATAGTCAAGCAGCGGGCAGATGGGAAACAGCACAAGGTGGTGAATACTTTGCATCTGGTGTTGGTGGAGCGATTACAGGAAGAGGTGCGGACTTATTAATAATTGATGATCCACACTCGGAGCAAGACGCAATGAACATGCCAGCACTTGAGAGAGCTTATGAATGGTATACATCAGGACCACGTCAACGTCTTCAACCTGGTGGTGCAATCGTTTGTGTAATGACGCGTTGGAATGTTAAAGATTTAACAGGTATGTTATTAAAACATCAAAAGGAGGCTAAGTCAGATCAATGGGAACTAATAGAGTTTCCTGCAATCATGCCGTCTAATAAACCGGTGTGGCCTGAGTATTGGAATATAAAAGAACTTGAAACTGTCAAAGCATCATTATCACTTGGTAAATGGAATGCGCAGTGGATGCAAAACCCTACATCAGAAGAAGGTGCAATTATAAAACGTGAGTGGTGGAACGTTTGGGAAAAAGAAACGATGCCACCTTTAGAGCATGTCATTCAATCATATGATACAGCATTCATGAAAAAGGAGACAGCGGATTATAGTGCAATAACTACTTGGGGTGTTTTTCGTGAAAACGAAGATAGTCCGCAGCAGTTGATACTCGTCGATGCAATAAAGGGGAGATACGAGTTCCCCGAACTTCGTCGCGTTGCCAAAGAACAATATGACTATTGGAATCCAGAAACTGTATTGATTGAGGCAAAAGCATCAGGTCTACCTTTGACCTATGAACTTAGAAATATGGGGATACCGGTGGTTAATTTCACACCGTCAAAAGGAAACGACAAGCATGCAAGAGTAAATGCAGTTGCACCTTTGTTTGAAAGTGGTATGATATGGGCTCCCGATGAAAAGTTTACAGAAGAGGTGATTGAAGAATGTGCAGCTTTTCCATATGGGGATCATGATGACTTGGTCGATAGTATGACACAAGCTGTAATGCGATTTAGACAGGGAGGGTTAGTACCACACCCTGAAGACTATAAAGATGAAAAAATTATAAAAACAAAAAGGACTTATTATTAATGTCAGAACTAACAGATAAATACTCAAAGAATTTTAGTACAGCAAAAAGAAAAGCATTTGAAAAACGTGTGTTTGAAAATCTTGGAACTATGTCAGAGCTATCAGCAATACAATTAGTTTTAGCAGAAATGAGAGAAGAGGGAATGAAATTAGGTGGAAGAGTAGACAAGCCACTAGGAGCGGGTGGCAAGAAATCAGGACCACCACCTAAAAAAGGACCAAGCTCGAAAGGGTTGAATATTAAAGGCAATACTGTTAAGACAGTTTAATTGGAGAAATAAATGGCAGAAATCGACAAAGCTTTACCCAACGAGGTAAGGAAAGAAATTAATATCCCTAATGTTGAAGACATACAAGTTGAACTAGAACAACAAATAGAAGAAAAAGGTCCTGTTGATGTTCAACAAAACGAAGACGGCAGCGTCGATGTAAACTTTGATCCAAGACTTGGAAGTCCTGGCGAAGACACTGGACACTTTGCAAATTTAGCTGAACTGTTACCTGACGATGTATTAGATCCGTTAGGTAGTAAAATGTTTGAAAATTATACAGATTACAAATCTTCAAGAAAAGATTGGGAAAGAACTTACACACAAGGTTTAGAACTGTTAGGTTTTAATTATGATGATAGGACAGAGCCATTTAAAGGAGCAAGTGGTGCAACGCACCCGGTGCTCGCTGAAGCTGTTACACAATTTCAAGCACTAGCGTATAAAGAATTATTACCAGCAGAAGGACCTGTTAGAACTCAGATTATAGGTATGCCTACACCTGATAAAGAAGCTCAGTCTATGAGAGTTAAACAATTTATGAATTATCAAATTATGTCAGAGATGCCAGAGTATGAGGCAGAGTTTGATCAGATGTTATTTTATTTAGCACTCGCTGGTTCTTCATTTAAAAAAGTTTATTACGATGAAATTATGCAAAGAGCAGTTTCAAAATTTGTACCAGCAGATGATATTGTTGTACCGTATACAGCAACGTCATTAGATGATTGTGAATCTATTATACACAGAGTTCGTATGTCAGAAAACGAATTACGAAAACAACAAGTCGGTGGTTTTTATAGAGAAATAGAAATTAATCCATCATACATGGATGAAACATCTTCTGAAAAAGCAGAAA